TTAACTTCCCCAACCTAGGCGGAATCACCGAATTGAATTCCCAAAGTCTTTCTCGTCATCTTTCTTTTGTTTGTGAACAGGTAGAAATTCCATCACAAACAATCGCAACTGCAGAATCCAGAATAAATGGATTACCTGTGATTCCTATTCCTTATAGTTTTTCGTATACAAATCAACTAAATCTCTCATTTAAGTTATCTGAGAATTTTATTGAACGAAAGATGCTATTATTATGGCAAAGTTTAATTTATAATCCCGGAAGCGGATTTAATTATTATAATAACTATATTGGAACAATACTAGTCCGTCCAATGAACGCAGCGAATGTGGTCAAACAAGAATTTCTGTTCCGTAATTGTTTTCCAATAACTATTCAGGATCTTCAATTGAATTGGGGATCTAATAATGAAAGTTTAAAACAAGGAGCAACATTCTCATTCTTCTCCGCAGAAGTACGAGACACAGTATCGTCATCAAATTCACAAAGTGGTAATCCGCTATTGATAAGTGGACATGAAGGTGAAGTAGATCCTACACGCCAGATGATGAATACCATAACACAACCACGATCATTTACAGTATAAATATAAACATTGCAATTTAGCAAATTATGAAAGTGAACTATATGTCATTAAAAGATATCCTAACACTGCCCGAGTATAAAATAACACTTCCTAGCGGAAAAGCGATAAAGTATCGTCCATTCGTAGTTAAGGAAGAAAAACTTCTATTATTGGCAAAAGAATCAAAAGATCCAGCCCAGATATATGATTGTATTAAAAAAGTAGTGAGTAATTGTGTAATAGAACCAAAAGATTTGAATTTAGATTCTCTCCCATATTTTGATGTACAGCAATTATTTTTAATGTTGCGTTGTAAGTCTATGGGAGAGAGTGTTCAAATTCGTGTAACCGATCCAGAAACAAAACAAACATTTGATACGGAAATGGATCTAGAACAAGTAGTAGTAACAGATATCAATAAGAAACAACAAAAAGTAAAATTAAACGAAAATATTGCTATTCAGTTTAAATATCCTTCGTTCTTGGACTTTTTGAAAATTACAACAATATCGGTTAAAAAGAGTAACAAAGATGAGAAACCATCCAATATAGCACAAGCAGAAGCAGTATTTAATATCGCTGCTTTGTGTATGGATAAAATTTACACAAAGGAAAGAACCATCGAGTGTTCTACCGTTTCACATGAAGAATTGGTAGAATTTATAGATGGTCTACAAAAACCTGAGTTTAACAAGTTTTATGAATTTTTTAAAGTATTACCGAAATTAAAATATAGATCTGAGTTTACAAATCCGACAAATGGAAAAAAGTTTCCTGTGGAGGTGTCGGACTTCACCAATTTTTTTATCTTATGATGAGCATGGAATCGCTTGAATCCATGTATAAAAACAATTATTGTTTAATGGAAAGTCAAATCTATAGCTTATCTGATTTAGAGAATATGTTGCCGTGGGAAAGATATATTTACATCAATCTATATTTAAAGAGTATGAAAGAAAAGACAGAACGAATGAAGAAACGCAGAAAGTCGAAGTAATATGGCCAAGAAACCACCAAAAGATAACGATCCATCACCAAAAAAGAAACCATCATCTGTTGTCAAATCTGTTGTTAAACAGGTTGCAGTTGTTCCGAATAAGGTAGATGATGCTGCCAAAAAGGCGACGGAAGAATCTAAAAATACTACTGCTGAAATTTTGGCATTATTACAGGCAACTTTTCCTGTTATGAAAACCATGAATAGTAGAATGTTGGGATCGTCTATGGACAATCTTGGTGTACTATCGTCTATTCGAAATACATTAGAAGCAGCTAATGATCAACGAACAGCAGCAGCAGATTTAGCAGAAGAACGGGATGCAGAATCTAAAGCGGAAGCAATGTTGATAGAAGAAAGAAAAAATGAAAATGTAAAGGATCAAAATGCAGAAATTATTACTAAACTAACCACTCTAGATGAGTCTATCAATGGTATTGATGTGGGTGCTGACGGTAGTGAGGGTGGTGGTGGATTGATGGACATACTGAGCGGACTAACAAAGACATTAGATGGACTATTAAGTACAGGATTGAAAGCAATAATGGGCCAAATTATGCCGCTTCTTTTGGCTGCAGTTCCCGTACTACTTCCAATATTAGCTGCATTAATTACTGCTGGTGCTGCATATGGATTGGGAACATTATTATATAATTTATGGGTTGAGCCTGCTATGGATGCATCAACAAAGGATATGGAAGATAATGTACTGAAGACTTCTAAGGGAATAGAGTCAACACAAGTTACCGATGATAAAGGTGAAAAAGTAGTCAGTATGATGACGGGAGAAGGAGAGAATGAGGTCGAAACTATGATGACCGAATCTCAAGCAATTGAGCATATTAATAAATCTGCGATACCAGAAGATAAGAAAAAATTAAGAATAGAAAGTCTTAAATCTGGTGAGTTGGTTACTACTCAAGATGCTGAAGGAAATACATCAGGATTCTCTCCAGTATCCAATAAAAAAGATAAGAGCGGATTGGCAACAGGTGTTCAGTTTAAATCAGGATCTTCAATAGCAGATTTAGAAAGTCAAAAGAAGGCACACTTCGATGAGATGAAAGAAAATCCTGCACAACATTATGCAAAACAAATAGTTGCATTTGATGAAAATTTCAGACAAACACTAACAGCATTAGCTAAACACTTTTCAGACAAAGATTGGCATGATCCATCGATAGCTCTTCAGGGTGGAACAGAGTTTAACACAGCACTTGACATGTTGTTTAATGAACACAAATCTATAATTGCACAAATACGAAACGCTGGGTTAAAGGAAGCAGATCTTAAATATTTAGATCAAGAGGTCAGTCCTCTTTTCAATACCGCCTTTATAGAAGGGAATAATCCTAATTGGAGTGCAGCGGGAGAAAAGGATTGGTGGTCTCTTCTTCCCGGGGTCGAGATAGTAAGAGGATTTCAGACAATGACAGCAGACTATGATCTCCCAAATTCTGAATCAATAGGAATTGGCAATATTCTTCTAGGAAATATAGAGCAAGAAATTGGCCCAATTGGTGTAAAGGGTAATGAAATACGAACAGGACTTGGTGCAGAATCACCACCAGCAATGCGTGATGGTGGATTCGTCAAAGAAAGTCCATCCGATCAGGGTAGAACCATCAATGTTGCAGAAGCGGGTACTGGTGGAGAATTCATTGTACCATACGAAAAGATGGGAATTCTCCTAGCAGATGCTCAAACTAGTGCAGAAGGAACAGAAGTGGGAGAACGAATCACTGGCGTAATGCGAGACTCATATCTCGACGAAAGAGACTCGACAGCGGAACCATCTTCGGTTGTTGTGAATAACATCAATCAGAACAGTAGGGGTGGTGGAGGTGGTGATGGTGGTGCAAACTTCCAATTCCAAACCGATCTTGCTAGAACATTCGATAACATCTTCGATATGATCCTAGAAAAGAATATGCGCACAGGTGTCCTATAAAAGAAAAACCCCTCTTACGAGGGGTCTTCTCTATACTCAATATTAAATTGTATTTCAGTCTTCTTGCGCTAACTTCTTGAAGTAAGACAACGCACTTTCATCTTCACCCTCGTCTTCATCAATCTCCGATTTAGGAGGAGCCTTCTGCTTAAAAGCAGGCGGGGCCTTTGATTTGAAAGAAGACGAGTCATCATCATCAAAAGATTCAGCAGTCTTCGAGGACATCTGTGTGCCGCCGCTGAGTACTGTATCCAAACGAGTCTTCAATTCCTCGTAAGACTTAAAACTGGACACATCATTGAATTCCTTGAGAGGAATCAAAGTCTTCCAGAGAGTTTCCAACTCTGTATCATTTCCACCAAGAACAGCAGCAGGAGTATCAAACTCACTCTTGTCGTAGTTGGTAAATCCTGCAACCTTACGAATCTTCAACTTGAAGTTCGCTCCTTGCCAGAAATCAAACACATTTACCGCTGAGTCGTCCGCAAATTCAGGTTGAATCTTTTCCATGATCTTATCAAAGATTTTCTTTCCGAACTTGTAGAGGAAGGTTTTACCTTCGTTTTCAGGATGCTTCGGATCCGAAACGACGAGAATATTTGCGATATACGACAACTTACGCTTGCGTTCACGGGCAATCTCCTTGTCCTTGTCACTTCCACTATTCCACAGGACGGTATTCATCTCTGAAACAGGATCCTTCTTACCGATTGTGGTAAGAGAATTCTCGATGTACCAACCGCCTGGCCCCTTGAATCCGTGCGTAAAGATACGAACCCACGGAACATCTTCCCCTTCGGTTGCAGGAAGAAAGCGGATAACGGCGAAACCGTTTCCTGCTTGATCTACTTCTGGTTTCCAGAAACGATCATCCTTATATGACTCTGTGCCCTTGTTGAGCTTGTCCAATTCTTGTGAAAGGCGGGACATATTACCTTGTGCATTCTTCTTCATGTCTTTGAACGACATATGATCTCCTTGTGTACGAAATGTACGGTATGTGATACGATGTGTGAATTATAGCATCTGTTATGATGCCTGTCAAGTATTTAGAGAGGAAGTTTTGCAGACTTCTTGAGGAGGTTGATACTCTCTCCCTCTGCTCTGATCTTTTCAATTATTGGTTTTGATAGATGTTTGGCAACATATGCAGGATCTAGATCATGAGATTCACAGAAAGTAAGGATAGCTTCAATATACCCATCCTTACTATCTTGTACAATCTTTTCTATTTCCTGATTTATGTTTATTTCGTTTGTTTCAATTATCATATTCCTTGTTCTCCATGTATTCTTTTAAAGACTTGGAGGGTGACCAGCCAAGGACTTTCTTAATTTTTGTAATGTCTGCTAGAGTATGTCTTGACTCACCAACCCTAGCGGGTAGATGATTATACTCCCCTTCCACCATTCTAGCAAGTTCTAATACAGAATAGTTTATTCCTGAACCAACATTAAATACTTCAGCGGTGAGTGGTTCTGGGTGGAGGGCAGCCGCAATGTTAGCGGAAACAACATCAGAGACATGCACATAATCTCTAGTTTGTAGTCCATCTCCAACAACAGTCATTGGTTGATTGTTTTTCTTTTGTCTTGAGAAGATACCAATAACAGGAGCATATTGTCCCTTGATTGGTTGTCGTGGCCCAAAGACATTAAAGTAACGAAGACAGGCGGTATCTAAGCCATATAGAGTAGAATACATCTTACAGGCTTGTTCTGCTGCAAACTTAGAAAGAGAGTACGCATTAAGACAGTCTGGTGACATCTCTTCGTGTTGTGGTAGTTGCTCGTTCTTCAGACCATAAATGGCAGAGGTGGTGGATAGAACCAACCTCTTTACATAGTACCTCTTAGATAATGCAAGTATATTGAGTGTTCCAATGAGATTGGTTTCGTATGCCTTGGTTGGATCATCTACACAGTTCTGTATTCTTGCTTCTGCTGCAAGATGAAATACATAGTCTGGCTTATGTCGATTGAATACTTCTGAACACATGATATAGTCGGTTACTGAGTAATGATAATATGTGGGTTTTGTGTTGAAGTAAAACCTATCATGTGCGTCAGATGAAAGATCATCTATGACGGTAACATCATGACCTTGTTTTACTAATTCATCAACGAGGTTTGATCCAATAAATCCACAACCGCCTGTTACTATTATGTTCATTTTTTTAGCTCATTTAACCAATGATCTACCATTTCGTCCATCATTTGTTGAAATGTATACTTTGGTTTCCATCCCAAATTAGTTCTTGCCTTTGTAGAATCTCCGCGAAGGTAGTGTAATTCTTCTGGACGAATATATTTTTTATCTGTTTGTACGAAATCTAACCAATTAAGATCTAATCGCTTGAACACATATTCAACCATCTCTTCTACTGATCTTGTCTCACCAGTTGCAATGACATAATCCTCGGGATTTTCCTGTTGAAGCATCATCCACATTGCTTCAACATAATCCTTTGCATGTCCCCAATCTCTTTTTGCTTGAAGATTGCCTAATACTAGTTTATCAGACAAACCAAGTTTAATTTTTACTGCTTCCAGAGCAGTTTTATTTGTAACAAAGTTAATCCCTCGTCTTGGTGATTCATGATTAAACAAAATACCAGAACATACCTTCATTTTATATGCATTTCTATAATTATTACAGAGTGTGTGCGCATATAATTTGGCACACCCATAAGGACTTACTGGAACCATTGGCGTTGTTTCTCGTTGCAATCCATCAGCATCACAAGAATTACCAAACATTTCGGAGGTAGCAGCATGATAAACTCTAGAATGAGGAGAGAATCTACGAACAGCTTCTAGTATTGTCAGAGTACCACCAGCATTAACATCTAATGTATATTTGGGTAATTCAAAAGATACTTGAACATGAGATTGCGCGCCAATGTGGTATATCTCGCAGGGTCGAGTCTCCTTTATGATAGACTCCACACTAATCGTATCGGTTAAATCCATGTAATGTAGTTTTATAGCATCCCGCTCGTAGAGGTGTTGAATTCTTGTTGTTTGTGATTCTGGTACAGAATTTCTACGAATAGTACCATGAACAGTATATTCCTTATCCAATAAAAATTCTGCTAAGTAGGATGCGTCTTGGCCATTTGCGCCAATAATAAGTGCTGTTTTATTCATATTATATTATTTTAATTATTATTTGTAGGTTCTTTCTACCCTTAGAGTAGATCCAATGAATCCACAACCGCCTGTTACTATTATGTTCATATTTTATTTTCGAATTGTGTTATAGTTTTTCAGAAAATAACATACAGTAGTCTCCAAACCATCTTCTAAATTAGTAAATTTAAAATTAGGAAAATATTTTTGTAATCTATCACTAGATGAATTTTTTTTCATAATTCCTTCTGGTTTAGATGCGTCAAAAAACACACGACCATTAAATTTCATTTTTTTCACTATCATATTCACTATTTCTTCTATTGTGAATATATTATTTGGAGAAACTATCAAGGGTTCATTTATAGACAAATTATTTTTGTGTATTTGTTCTATGATGATAGCAAGATCTTCAGCATACATGAATTCTCTCTCAGCCTTTCCAGATCCCCAAACTTCAAATGTGGTATTATTTAATTTTGCTAAATAACATTTATGAATTAAACTAGGAATAACATGACCACTTTGTAAATTGTAATTATCATTGCCACCATAAAGATTACATGGAATCAAACAACAACTATTTAATTTGCATTGATATTTTAATGCTCTAGATCCAACCTCTAACATGCGTTTAGCATAAGCATATCCATAATTTGTTTCGTGTGGTTCACCTCCATGAAGATAATCTTCATTTAAAGGAAGCGGTGCATTTTTAGGAAAAGCACAAGTAGAAACAACAAAAGTTGCATTTTTAATAGAATATTTCTTACACACATTCATAATATTCATATTCATAAGAATGTTTTCTGAAAAATAATCAAAAACATAATCTGTATTTGCTTTAACTCCACCAACTTTAGCAGCAGCATGAATAATAGAATCAATTTTGTTTTGTTCCACATAATTACAAATATCTGTAAAATTATTTATGTCTAATTCGTGTCTGTTTGGTTTTAAACCAAAATTCATAAATGAACCTAACAGTCCATGACCACCAGTTATTAGAGTACTCATTGATTCCCTTTCATAATAGTTCTAAACTTTCATTATTCAATCCCCAAGATGGTGGGTTTGCCTCAAATACATTACAATCTATTTGTGGATTTATTAAAGCACCACTCAAATTATTTTTATGGATTTTTTGATCAAAATTAAAAAACTTCATTCCATGTAACTCTAAATCTCCACCATATCCATAAACAAAACACAATCGACGATGAAACTCAATATCCTGCCACCCCCAATAAGGAAGTTTTTCCCAAAAACCAGTACTTTTTTC